GCTCTCACCGAGCAATCCGTGCAGAACATCCTGGTTTCCATAGCCGCCTCCGGCAAGTCCGCCCCGGCTACGGGCACCGTCATTACCCTCAATGGCGCGGCAACCCTGGCGACGATTCAGGCGAATAGTACCCTCATGGCTGCCGTCGCTACGCTGAAATCCCGCAACTGGACACCGAATTACAAGGGGACCAACCTATGAGCAACTGGACTGAGCGGTTGCCCGTCGCATGGCCAGAATCCATGCTGGCCGACGCCAATACCTTGGCGGCAACTATAGATTCAGATGTTGGGGGCAGACGCATTCAGTATGGATAACACCAAAGGCGATTACGTCTACGCGGAAATTCCATTTATGGGACATTTCGTACCGATTATCCGTGATCGTGATGTGGCTACTTGGAAAACAGTGGTTGCTGATCTTGCCGCAGAAAAAGGTGTTGAACCATTATCACCAGAAATTATCGAATCACTATGCAATGCTATGTTATTCGGTCAAGAATGCCAGAATTTAGGAGAAACGAATGAGCTTATTTAGTCCCACAATTTTTAGTGATTATGATCCAACCTTAACAGGAAATGCTGTTATTGCGAGTACCGGAATTGGAGTAGCAGCAATTACCCAATATCAGACCGATGTTGAAGTTGCCCGTGAATGGGGTCGCGTAGAACGCACTAAATTGGGTCTGAATTAATAAACATTCCGAAATTACACTGTAAATATCTAAAGATTACAATAACATGATTGATCCAATTTTCTTTTTACTTGCTTTTATTATTCTACAAATTTTTGATATTGTTACCACTTATATTACACTTTCTACCAATAAAGGTAATGAAGTGAATCCAATTATGAAATTTTTATTTGATAAATTTGGAATTCTACCGTCATTAATTATTTTCAAATCAGCAGTTGTAATATTTCTTAGTATTTTCTATACACAATTACCACTTTATTTCTGGATTATCATAACACTTTTATCTTTTGGAGTTGTACTAAATAACTCATGGGTTCTCTACAAAGCTAAGTAATATGTCAAATATAAAAACCAGACAACAATTCACTGATTATTGTTTAAGACGATTAGGTCATCCCGTCATTCAAATTAATGTATCAGCAGAACAAATCAAAGATCGAGTTGATGATGCTCTAGCTTTATTCCATCAATCACATTATGATGGTACTGAAAGAGTTTTCATGAAACATCAAATTACCCAAACAGATATTAATAGACGTTGGATTTATTGTCCAGATGCTATTAATTTTGTAACAGCAGTATTGCCATTTGATGATTCCAATTCTTCTATCAATATGTTTGATTTAAGATATCAATTACGACTGCATGATCTTTATGATTTTACATCAGTTTCTTATGTGTCATACGAAATCACTATGCAACATATAAGAACTCTAAATCTATTATTTTCTGGCACACCACAATTTAGATTCAATAGGAGAATGAATAAATTATTTCTGGATATTGATTGGGCTAGAAATGTTTCTCCTGGTGAATATGTAATCATTGAATGTTATCGTTATCTAGATCCAGAAACCATTACTCTAACAGGAACAGTAAATCTTGATGCTAATACCAAAACCGTAATTGGTACTGGAACTATTTTTGATCAAGAAGTTATTGAAGATGATATTATTCATTTTGGAACTGAAGGTTATCAAGTTAGACAAATTAAATCACCTACTGAAATTACTTTAGCTGATTTTCCAGCAGTTTCATCTAATAATGTTACCATGACTGTAATTGGTAATTCTGATGTTTGGAATGATCGCTGGCTAAAAGCTTATGCAACTGCTAAAATTAAATATAATTGGGGATCGAATCTAAAGAAATTTGGTAATGTTCAAATGCCCGGTGGCGTTACTCTAAATGGTAAAGAAATTTATAATGAAGCAGTTGAGGAAATTGATAAATTAGAAGAAGAAATTCGTAATTTGAATTTACTTCCATTGGAAATAAATATTGGTTGAATTTATTATGTCATTTATCTACATTACAACAGAAAAATAAATGGCAACTAATCCATTTTTCAATCATTTTCCTGCTGCTAATTTTACTAGCGAGCAGCTATTAATAGAGGAACTGTTAATAGAATCCATTCAACAATTTGGTATGGATGTTTATTATCTACCAAGAACAGTAAAAAGCGGCAATTCTATAGATTACATTTATGGTGAAGATACTCTAAAAGAATATCTATCAGCACATCTAATAGAAATGTATCTGGAAAATGTTATTGGTATGGATGGTGAAGGAGATTTTATTTCAAAATTCGGATTAGAAATCCGTGATGAATTATCACTCTTAGTTTCCAGAAGAAGATTTACCGATTCTATTCCTAATCTAATTAGACCATTAGAAGGTGATTTAATTTATGTTCCACTAGTTCAGAATTTCTTTGAAATCACTAGTGTAGAACATGAAAATGACCAAGCAATGTTCTATACTTTAGGAAAAGGTCGTGGTGGTAATGTTTATGTTTATGCACTAAAACTTAAACAATTTGTCTTTTCTAGTGAAATTATATCAACTGGAGTAGAAGAAGTAGATACACAAATTGCTGATCATTATCCCAGAACTAGAATTAATATTATCTCTGGAACAGGAAACTTTATTACTAATGAAATTGTTTATCAAGGAACTAATTTAGCAGCAGCTACAGCAAAAGCAATAATCTATTCCACTGGTTCCAATTATCTAGATATCATTAGAGTCCAAGGTTCCTTTACTTCTGCTAATGTAAAAGGATATAGTTCTAATGCCAATTGGTCAACCAATAATGTTTCTGAAATGGAAATGACCAGTTCTGCTTTTGAAGATGTTATCAATAATTATGATATTCAACAAGAATCTGATCTAATCCTAGATTTTTCAGAAATAAATCCATTCGGAACACCATAAATGTTAGGTAATCCACATTTCCGTAATGGTACAATCAGAAAAATTGTAGTTGGATTCGGAACTATTTTTAATGATATTACAGTAGCTAGATATGATAAATCACTTAATAAATATCATTCCTGGTTAGTACCAATTGTTTATGGATCAAAAGAAAAGTATATTACTAGAATACTTTCAGATCCAACTCTAACAAAATCTATTGCCACTCAGGTTCCAAGAATATCATTTAATCTTGATGCCTTAACTTATGACACATCAAGAAAACAACAAACAACTCTACAGAATTTTACCTATTCTTCTGTAGATGGATTAAAAAGACAATACGTACCAGTACCTTATAATTTTGATTTTACTTTATCTGTTTATGTCAGAAATACTGAAGATGGCACACAAATTATTGAACAGATATTACCATTCTTTACTCCTGATTATGTAGTAAAAATTGATTTTATTCCAGAAATGGGATCTACTTATGATATGCCAGTAATACTCAATTCAGTTTCTACTGAAGTTGATTATGAAGGGGATATGATGTCAACCAGATTAATTATCTGGGATTTAACTTTTACAGCAAAAGGTTATATTTGGCCACCAGTTAAACAAGATACTAATCAAGGTCTAATTGGTATGTGGTCGGATGTTGGTGGTCCTAATGGAACCGGCGGTTATGGTGCAGCTTTCACCGATATCTATATGGAATCTGGTGATAAAACTATTCAAGAATTAACTTTAGATTTCGCTAATGGCCATCATGTCTATACCACATCTGAAGTTGTTCGGGTATTAAATAGAAAGAATATTGCTGGTAGAATTATCTATTTTTCTAATGATAGTAGAGGATTAGCTATTGTTGGAGAATTAACTGCTAAATTACAAGCAGGGGATATTCTAATTGGTGATTATTCTAATGCTTCTTATACTGTTTTATCAGTATCTCCTGCCCCCTATAAAATTGTTAGAATGATTACTAAACCTGATCCTGAAGATGCTGGACCAGATGATGAATATGGATTTGCTGAAGAAATTATAGAATATACATCAAATTAAAAAAACGGAGAAATATAAATGAGTAATTGGACCGACCGGACACCAGTGGCATTTCCAAAAGAGATGCTAACAGAAGTTAATCAATTAGCTGCAATTATAGATCCTGACGCCGGAGGAGCATTAACATTTACGGAGGAAAGTGTTCGCAATGATTATGTTTATGCTGAAATTCCATTAATGACCCATTTCGAACCAATAATCAGAGAACGTGATCCCGATACTTGGCAATTTGTTATTGCACAATTAGCAGATGAAAAAGGTGTAGAACGATTATCTCCTGAAACTATAGAACTTCTAAGAGTATCAATGCTCTTTGGTAGTGAAGAGTGTGAGAGTCTTTCTGGTAACTAATTGCTTCTATTCTACATTAATTATTTGAATAAACACTTTGAAATCATTAAATGAAAATCTATCTGAAATTTTTGATGTAGAACCATTAGAAACTAATCTACCAACTGTCTCAGATGACAACTTTGTTCCTGCACCAGAAACTTCTATTATAGATTCTGATTCTGAATTTGCTCGCAAAAATATTCGTGAATTAATTATAAAAGGTAATAAAGCAGTCGATGAACTGCTAAATATCGCTTCTCAATCAGAAGTCCCTAGAGCCTTCGAAATTACCAGTGTGTTCCTGAAAAATCTTACCGATATGAATAAAGATCTACTGGAAATCCATAAAAAGAAAAAAGATCTGGTATTAACTAAAGATAAATCTAATAATGAACTTAACATTAATCAAGCAGTTGTCTTTACCGGATCTACCCACCACCTTATGAAATTATTGAAAAATAGTTCAGAAAATCCAACTTGACTTTATTCAGGAATTAATATATTGTGGCGAGTATAATTGAATATAAAGGTAATGAAAATCTAAAAAGATGTGGTGTTGAACTTGAATATAATGAAGAACAAATCTTGGAACTCAAAAGATGTTCTGAAGATGTTGTTTATTTTATAGATAATTATTGTTATATTGTA